AACCAAATCACGGGCGACATTGACATTCGAGCACAAGCGGCACTGCAAAGTTGGGCATCTGGTGCCACGCAGTCCATGGTCACAAAGCGTGATTCTGGCGGCTCGAACATGGCATATGCGCTTCGGGTCAACACTACCGGAGAGTTGAGTCTTATTTTTGGCACTTCGTCTACGACGTTTGCCACAGCTACTGCTACCGCCGCAACAGGTTTCGCAGCAGGCTCACTGAACTGGATTCGCGTAACGCGCAACGCCACTACGGGCGAGGTTATTTTTTACACCTCCGCAAACGGCACAACTTGGGCGCAGTTAGGCGCAGCAGTTTCCACCGCTGCTGGCAATATATACGCAAGCACGCAGCAGCTCATTGTTGGGACTGGCAATGCGTTTACAGAGCCTTGCATCGGGCGCATCTATCGCGCACAGGTTTACGCAGGAACAACGTTGCAAGTGGATTTCAATCCGACGCTATATGCAAACGGTTCCACATTTGTGGCTGCAACGGGCGAAACTTGGACGGCATCAGGAGCAACAGCAAGCATTACACCCGACGGCAACCACGCCTACCAGACAGGCAGTGCAGCCCGTCCGGTGCTGCGGGCGCGGTATAACCTGCTGACGTATAGTGAGCAGTTTGATAATGGGGCTTGGAATAAGCAAGGCACAAGCGTCAGCACAAATGTTGCAGTCGCTCCAGACTCGACGCAAACAGCGGACAAGATCATTCCAGACGCAGCTTCGGGTGTGTCGTTGCGCCGCACATATTACAACAACGCCATCCCCGCAACTGTGGGGGCTACTTATACGGCTTCTGCGTATTGCAAAGCTGCTGAATACGGCTTTGTGACCTTTGTTTTTAGCAACTCAGGATCTGGAGCTTCTTCGCATTTGGCTGTAGATTTGTCCAACGGATCCTTTGTTGTTGGCGGAACCGCGCCACCTGCAATATATGGCGTGACTTCCGTTGGCAATGGTTGGTATCGCGCATACCTATCGTTCGTTGCTACTGGTGCAAATCTAGACCCAGCCACATTTTCTTTTTACGCAACCCCGACGCAAATAACCGTTCCGAACGCTGCGTCTTACACTACGGACGGCACTAGCGGCATCTACATCTGGGGCGCAGACCTCCGCGTCGGCACCTCGGCAGGCGACTACCAGCGGATCGCCGCCGCGACGGACTACGCCACGACGAGCACGATCACGGGGCAGCCGTTCAGGCCGTATCTCGCGTTCGATGGTGCGGATGACAAGCTAACTATCGCAGATACGGATGGAATGAACTTTGGGCAAGGTAGTTTCTGGATGCAGGCTGGTTTAGAGTCTTTGGGTGCTTCTGATTACAACGTGATCTGGGGCAAGTCTCTACCCGCCGGAGACAACATTCGATTGTTTGTAAGTTCTGCCAACCAGTTGATGATTTTTTGGGGAACTGACGGTCAGTCTTATCAAACGGGCCCGACGATTACAAAAAGGCGTCCTCAAGTAATGGAATGGGGAGTCAATGCTGCCGCATCGCAAGTTTTCTATGCAATCAACGCAGTTGAGCAAACGGCAAACATTACTTTGAGTGGAACCGGAAGTAACACAAACCCAGCTACCATTGGCTTGAACTCGTATGGAACAGGCTATCAAGCCAACATGAACTTGTATGGCATGATCATCCGCAAGGGCACGCTGCCATCTGCGGCTGATCGTGGAAGCGCAAGACGCTACATGGCCTCAAAGTCGGGGGTGACGCTGTGACCGATGTCTACCGCAACATGATTGTGACCGCAGCCGACGCGCCCGTGGCGCAGACCATTGCGGTCGGCATCAGCCCCGTCGCAGGCGCGAACATGTGGATCACGCCGCTGTCGGCTACGGGCAGCGATCCGGCCACGCACTACATCTCAACCGGCTACATCGGCCCCGAGTGGGAGGTGTTGATGCCCCTCCAGTCGTGGACCCGCGACGAGAACGGCGACTGGGTGCTGACTGACGTATACATGGGCCAGCCGCAGGCGCTCTACGACGCTTGCGTGCAATACGGCGTGCAGGTGACGCAGCAGCAGATCGCCGACTTGTTCAACCACTCGGACGTAACCACGCAGGAGCCTGCGGAGGCTCTCCAGCGCATGGGCCTGCAGCTCGTCCAAGCCGGCGAGCCCTAGTGTTGACCTGCCTGCAGCGCCTGTACCGATAGCGCGCGGGCCGTTGCATAGGTTGCCACGGTGAGCAACTACGACCCTCTCGACCTTCGCGGTCAAGAGCGCGTGCAGGCGGACAAAGCCGTGCGCGACAAACTAGGCCGCGAGAACGAGGAGGGCGACGTGCGTTGGCTCATGGGGTCCAAGCGAGGGCGCCGCATCGTGTGGCGTCTTCTGGATCAAGCCGGCGTGTTCCGACTCTCGTTCAACCCGAACGCGTTGCAGATGGCATTCGCGGAGGGGACTCGCAACTACGGTCTACACATGCTCGCGCTGATCCATTCGCTGTGCCCCGAACTGTACCCAACGATGGTTCGAGAGAATGCAACAGACGCTAGCGACAGCCGCGAATCCAACTGAAGGCTCAGCAGCACCACAGGCACCGGCAGCTCCCTCGCAGGAGACGCTGGTGACCCAGCAGCAGGCTCCGACGCAGGAACAGCAGGCCAAGCCACAGGGCGAGGCTGCTGCACAGCAGAAGGCGAACGACGCCGGCAAGCCCACCGGGGCTCCCGAGAAGTACGAGTTCAAGGCGCCCGAGGGTCAGGAGTTCGACCCCGGGGTGCTCGACTCGTACAGCGAAGTCGCTCGAGAGCTCAACCTGTCGCAGGAGGCCGCGCAGAAGTTGCTCGACAAGGTTGCCCCTCGCATGCAGGAGAGGCAGCTCGAGCAGCTCCAAGCGATCCGCAACGAGTGGGCCGAGGGCGCCCGCGCGGACAAGGAGTTCGGTGGAGAAAAGCTCAACGCGAATCTGGCAGTGGCCAAGAAGGCCCTCGACGCGTTTGGCACCCCCGAGCTGCGCACGCTGCTGAACGAGTCCGGTCTAGGGAACCACCCGGAGCTCATCCGGTTCATGTTCCGCGCCGGTGCCGCAATCAGTGAGGACAGGTTCGTGGCTGGGTCGCAGGGCGGCAAGGGTGCCGCACCCAAGACATTCAATGACCTTGCCACGGCTCTGTACACCAACCCGCAAGGATGATGACCGATGGCCGTTCTGAACTCTTCCAATCTCACGCTGGCTGATTGGGCCAAGCGTACCGACCCCGAGGGTCGCGTTCCCGTCGTTGCCGAGCTGCTCTCGCAGACCAACGAGATCCTGACCGACTGCGTTTTCCGCGAGGGCAATCTGCCCACCGGCGAGCGCGTCGTGATCCGCACCGGTCTCCCGACCGTGTACTGGCGCGCCCTGAATCAGGGCATCCCGTCCAGCAAGAGCACGACTGCTCAGGTCGATGAGGCCTGCGGCATCCTCGAGGCTCGCAGCGAGGTGGACAAGGACCTCGCGATGCTGAACGGCAACACCGCCCAGTTCAGGCTCAGCGAGGACACCGCGTTCCTCGAGGCCATGAACCAGACGATGTCCACGACGCTGTTCTATGGCAACCCGTCTGCCGACCCGAAGCAGTTCCTCGGCCTCGCGCCGCGGTACTCGAGCAGCACCGCCGCCAACGCCCAGAACCTGCTGAATGCCGGCGGCACGACTGGCAACCTGACCTCGGTCTACCTCGTCGTCTGGGGTGACCAGACCGTGTACTGCCCGTTCCCGAAGGGCAGCAAGGCCGGCCTGATGCACGAGGACCTTGGCGAGCAGACCGTCTACACCGCCAGCGCTGCCGGCGCCTCGACGGCCTCGTCCTCGGACCGCATGCAGGCGCTTGTGACGCGCTACCAGTGGAAGAACGGCCTCGTCGTCAAGGATTGGCGCTACGTGGTTCGAATCTGCAACATCAACGTCAACGACCTGCTGGGCCAGAGCGGCACGCAGGAAACCGGCGACTCGACCGCGCTGATCAAGCTCATGGCGCGCGCGCTGTACAGGATCCCCAACATGTCGATGGGCAGGCCGGCGTTCTACATGAACCGCACGGTCCACAGCGGTCTCTCGATCGCCGCCATGGACAAGAGCCAGTACGTGCTCAAGGTGAACGAAGGCCTTTCGCAGTTCGGCACGCCGCACTCGTGGCTCTCGTTCCTTGGCGTCCCGCTCCGTTGCGTGGACACCATTCTCAACTCCGAGAGCGCGATCACCTTCGCCTGATCCACTGACCAACTAGGAGGCATCACATGTACACCGACCAGTTCCTCAATGCAGGCACCGACGACACTCTGACGACCAACACTACCGTGGTCGTCTCGAGCAACTCGGTTGACCTGATCCAGAATCGCGACATCGGCGAGGGCAAGACCCTCTACGCGGTCGCGAACATCACCGACACGCCTGTGGTGACCGGGTTCAGCCTTGCGAACACGGGTGATCTCATCACCAAGACCGCGCATGGTTTGGCCAACGGCTCCATCATCCGGTTCGTCTCGTTCTCGGCATCTTGTGGTCTGCTCACCACGACCACGTACTACGTGGTCAACCGCAACGCGAACGACTTCCAAGTGTCGTTGACCGCGGGCGGAAGCGCTGAGCCGATTACGGCTGACGCCACGGCTACCCTGATCGCGTATCCGGGAAGCATGTACGTTCAGGCCATCATCGGCACGGGCGTGGATGGCAACGGCAAGATCAACGCCGGCGAGCGCGTCATCGGCCAGAGCGACACCATCATCGGTTCCGCTTGCGCTGATGCCACGGGCCAGAAGCAGGGCCAGACCTTCGCGATCAAGCTCAACCCGTTGGTGTCTGGCAACACGGAAGCCACTGCTTCGCAGGGCGACCTTGGCCAGCGCTATCTGGGCATGCGCTACGTCGCGGCGTCGGGCGCGTTCACGGGCCACAAGGTGACTGGCCTCTTCGTCACCGACGTGCAGGACGGCCGCAAGGCCTACACCTCTGGCTTCACGGTCGTCTGACCTGAAGCCAAAGGAGGCTTCCCATGATTACTGACGCGACACTCCTGTTCGACACCGACAAGGCAATCGCAAGCGCAGGCCTCACGTTCTCCGACAACGTCTTGGATCTATCCATGATCCGCGACATCGGTGACGGCGAGAAGCTGCACTTGCTGATCACCGTCACGACCACGTTCGCTAGTTCGACCACTGGGAATGTGCAGTTTGGCTTGGCTGTGAGCGCAACGTCTGCCATGGGCAGCCCCGCGTATCTCGTCAACAGCGCGCCCTACAACGCTTCCCAGCTTGTTGCCTACGACCCGGCCACCATGACTCCTGCAACGCAGATTCTGGTGCCGGTTCCGGGCCTCATCAGCGCGCTGAACGCGAGCATCGGTGCAAACGGCCAGCGCTACATGTCTGCCATTTACACCGTGGTCAACACCTTTGACGCCGGCAAGGTCCGCGCCGAGCTGGTGCTCGACCCGCAGGTTGTGAATGGCCGCACGTACTACAGCAAGAGCTACACCGTCATCTGAAAGGTCCACATGCCACGCTACCGAGCCACCGTTCGCTGCTTTGTTGACAACCGTCTCCGCGAGGAGGGCGAGGTCTTCGACTACGAGGGCCCCAGCTATCCGTACCTCGAGGCGCTCGACAGACCCGCGGCGCCGGCTCCGGTGGGTGAGCATGTGGCAACCCAACAGCCTCGACCGGTGAAGCGCATCATCCGCCGGGCCATCAAGCCGGCGGATGCTGGCACCGTCTGACCCTCTCCGTTCGTTCGATGTCCGTGCTCGAGGGGTCGCCTAGTGCGGCCCCTTTCTCCAGAGGCCTCCCATGCTGAAGTTCTCCGGCGACCTGTCCAACGATTACGAGTACGGAATCATCTGGTGGGGGCAGAGCAACTCCCGACCGTGGGGCGACCGCGACCTCGAGGGGTACGCCGCGAGCCCGCACCTAAAGCTGGCGCCGGCGGGTGACGACCTCACGATCAACCGCATCGAGGGGTTCCCGGTGGGCAGCGCCCACGGGTACGACAACTCGACGAGCACGATCTACGTGGCCGAGCAGATCGTCCCCAACCACTACGTGGGCGGCGAGCTGCGCCTTGTTCATGCCGAGCCGCAGGACCCGTTCTACAGCTCGCTGGTGCCCGCTGTGGGCACGATCATCGGCAACGGCACATCGGTGCTGGGCAACTACTTTGTCGTGCGTTGGACCAAGGGCATCACGCGCAAGTGCGTCGCGACAGCCACAACCCCTGCCAACACGTTCACCTTGGCCAACCACGGGCTGCTTCCGGGCGACAAGGTCAAGTTCATCGAGCGCGCCTCTGCCATCACGTTCCCTGATATCAACATCGAATACACGGTGGCGACCGCAACCACCAATACGTTCACGCTGAACACGGGCGCGATCAACGCAGACGGTGACTGCTGGTTCCGCACGAGCTCGGTCAACCCGATTGTGTGGAAGTACAGCGGGTACGCTCACAACCAAGAAAAGTGGAAGGGCTACGCGAACATCCGCGTCTTGACCCCGTACCAGCCCGAGGCCCCCGGGGCGTACCCTGCCGGCGCGCCCAAGGTGGCTGGCTACAACTTCCCCTCGAGCATCACCAGCTACGAGAACGCCGGCGTATTCCTGCCGTTCGCGTGGGACGAGGGCGTCGAAGGCTTTGGCCGCACCGACACGGTTACGATTACCGCAGTGGGTGGCAGCGACGTGACCCTCACGCTTGCCGGCGCCGACATCGGCTTGCCTGACATCTACGTCGGTGCGCGCATCCGTTTCGTCGATGCCGGCAACGGGCAGGTCTACATCGGGACCATCATCAGCAACACCTCGGCGAAGGTGTTGAAGGCTAGTCTCGACTGGACCCCGACGGTCCCGACCCAGTCCGCCACCGGCACGTGCGAGATCGCGCTGCCGCACTGGCGCAGCAACCCCAACTGGGCCACGCCCGGCACCGGCTTCCGCTACCCCAACAACGACATGATGCCCGGTGGCACCGGAGCCACGGGCAAGGTCTACAACCGCCCCGCGCTGCAGAGCAACTACAGCTACAAGATCCCCGCGCTCGAGCCGGCAAACCTCAACCTCGCGTTCAGCTCCACGGGCACGGCTACAACCTCCGGCCCGTTCCGCACGCAGTGGTACTGGGACGGCAGCGCTTGGCGCCTATCGGTTCTGCGCAACACGATGACGCAGAGCCCTGCGGCAGGCTTCCAGTTTGAGGTGTTCCTGCGCGAGAACTACGTGACGCGCCTCACGGGCTTTCAGGCATCGACCAACGAGTTCCAGCCCAACGGGTTCTGGCGCGTGCAGAGCTACGTCCCTTCGGCCGTGCCGGCAAGCGGCAGCATTGCGATCCTTGGCGCCACGACGTTCGGCGGCAACACGACGCCCGCGTACACGATCGCGGCTGGCGTGACCAAGGACGTGGTTTCCTACGACGGCAGCGCAGAAACCATCACGCTGAGCGACCTCGCCGGCCTGCTCCCCGGGATGCTGGTTGAGTTCGACACCGCATTCGATGGGATCGTGCCCTACCGCATCTATTCGTTGGTGCCGACGATCCTCACCAACCAGATCCAGCTCCAGTACAACGGGGTCAACGTAAACATCACCACCACCGGCACGGCGCCCGCGGGCACGAAGATGCGCGTGCTGACCAACATGACCGTGCGCAAGGTCACCGACACGACCTCGGGCACCAACCGCGTCACGCTGGACGACACGGTAGACCTGCAGGTGGGCGATGCGTTCGTGCTCGCCGGTAGCATCGGCGGCCTTATTGCAGGCGAGACCTACTACATCGACAAGATCCACGGCGGCACGCAGGTCGAGGTGCGCGACGTGTACGGCAACGTCAAGGTGCTCTCGACTCAATCGGCGCCCACCACGGCCAGCATCACGAGGCTGCGCATGCACGGCACCGACCACGGAACGGCCGCGGTCTCGCGCATCAAGAACGTGCCGCACCACCGATTCGGTGCGCTAGTCGAGTTCGCGTGGCGCCTGTCGAACATGATCGGCAAGCGCATCAACATCATCCATCTTGGGATCAACTCGAGCGCGCAGATCTTCCGCAACTCGCCTAACTACTTCAGCTACCCCGGGCAGATTGGCTGGTGGGACTACCAGAAGTACCTCGACTGGACCCCCAGCGACCCAGACGGCAACGCGGTGCGCCTCAAGAACGTCATCACCACGATGGCGCCGGCAGCGCTGCAGGCCGAGAACAACTCGAAGCCCCTCAAGATCCTCGGCATCGTCGGGTTTCAGGGCGAGGGCGACGCGATCGTCGAGGCCGGTCGCGAGATGTACAGCAAGACGCTGAACACCTTCTACCAGTGGCTGCGCAGCACGGTGCAGGCTGCGGGGCTCAGCTACTACAGCAACGCCTCGAGGATCCCGGTCGTGCACGCAAGCCTGCCGAGCAACCCGTGGGAGCTCACGGGCACGTTCTACGGGCAGACGATTGTGGGCGACACCGAGGGCCTCGTGAACGCGGCGATCGCGGACTTCGCGGCCAAGGATGGCTACGCGGCCACGATCGATACCAACGCCAGCAAGCGCCTGTTCCCGGACAGCAGCGCCTACGTTCAATCGTTGATCGGCAGCGACCCCCTGCACTTCAACGGATACGGCGAGGCCCGCAACGGCGAGCTCACGGCCGAGGCCTTCATCGAGGTGGCCAACTGCGCGATGAACCACGTGGGCAAGGACAAGATCCTCGAGATCTGCCGCTTGGCGTTGTCGCACCTTGGCGAGTACTCCGCGATCACCTCGATCGACCCGCCGGACGGCAGCGTGCAGGCGCAGCTCTGCGCGCAGTTCTACCCGAGCGCGCGCGACTCGCTCCTTGAGATGCGGAGCTGGTCGTTCACCAGCAAGCGCAAGCAGCTCGTCGAGGTCTCGAACACGTGGACCGAGTGGGACTACGCGTACGCGCTGCCCTGCGACGTGAATAACGTGCTCGCGGTCCTGCCGCCCGACGCGAGCGACGACTACAGCACGCAGTTCGCGCCACCGAACTCGCAGTACTACACCGCGCCGGTTGTGGCCGCGGGCAACTACAACCCGCAGCCGTACACGATCGAGATCGACGACAACGGCTACCGGGTGCTGTACACGGACCAGAAGGACGCGGTGCTGCGGTACAACGCGCTGATCACCGACACGTCGCAGTTCACGCCGCTGTTCACGCTGGCGCTTTCGTGGCACCTCGCGAGCATGCTGGCCGGCCCGATCATCAAGGGCGACGTGGGCGCCGCCGAGGCCAAGCGCTGCGCGCAGATGATGAGCACGTTCCTGAGCCGCGCGGACCAGCAGGACTCGAGCCAGCGCAGCATCCGGCCCGAGCAGATCACCCCGTGGATGTCGGGGAGGTAACCCATGCCGAACATCAAGCTCTACCAGCGCTCGTTCGCCGGCGGGGAGATCTCGCAGGAGATGTTTGGTCGCATCGACGACGTGAAGTACCAGACGGGTGCAGCGCTCCTGCGGAACATGATTGCGACGCCGCAAGGGCCGCTTGAGAACCGGCCCGGGTTTCAGTACGTGCGCGAGACCAAGACCAGCTCGCGCAAGTCAAGGCTGATTCCGTTCACGTACAGCACCGACCAGACGCTTGTCATCGAACTAGGCGTGAACGACATCAACACGCAAAGCTACATGCGCTTCCACACGCAGGGAGGCACGCTGGTGCCGCCTGATTTGAGCGCCTTGAAAGGGTTCCGCAAAAGCACGCAGGTGTTGTTCACTGGCTCGCCTAGCCACGTGGTCAACTGGACGGCGCATGATCTCGAGGACGGCGAGCTCGTGGCTTTTACCGCACCAAACCTGCCGGCAGAGTTGGTTGCCTTGAAGCTCTACTACGTGCGCAACAAGACAACCGACACGTTCCAGCTTTCGGAGACGCCAAGCGGGAGCGTCATCAACGTCAGCGGAACGTCTGCGCCAAACTATGTGACGGGCTTCTACGCGTACGATCAGGGCGACCTGATCAAGGCAGGATCTCCGCTGCGTGTGTACTACTACAGAAACCCGCGCAGCTCGTATGCGGGAATCGGAACTGTAGGCGACCCTGCGACTTCGCCGCCTTCCAACAACAGCGAGTGGTACTTGCAACCGAGCACGGGCGAGTACGAAATCCCAACCAACTACGCGTCGAGCGACTTCTACACAGAGCAGCACCTGTTCGACATCCACTACGTGCAGAGCAACGACGTGCTCACGCTTGTGCACCCGCAGCGTCAGCCGATGGAGCTGCGCAGGCTTGGCGCGACCAAGTGGACCATGACTCCTGTGGTCATGGGCACCCTGCTGCCAACGCCGACAAGCGTGACGGCCGCGCCGACGCTGGGGTCGTACAACCAGATCGACGACCTCGGCACGACATCCCTCAATGCGATTGTCACATTTCGCACTATTGGCACGCACAATCTGCTGGCCGGGGATCCCGTCTACCTGACGGGCATGCAGAACAAGATCAAGGTGGGCACAGGCGGCGCCGCGATTTCGGGAGGTTTCTTTGTGGTGGCAACGGTCCCCATTGCTGGAGCCGGCTTGACCTTCACAGCGAAGGACTACGCAACCGGGGAAACGCTGCGCCTTGCGGCTACCGGTTACACGACGCCCTACGGCAAGTGCACCTACTGGGCGCGCATCAGCGACACGAACCAGCGCTACGTCGTGACCGCGATCAACGACAGGCTCGAGGAGTCGCCGCAAAGCACCGAGGCTGCGTGCGAGAACAACCTGCTTGTGTCGGGTGCGTACAACACCATCTCGTGGACGGCGGTGCCCGGGGCCACGCGCTACAACGTCTACAAGAAGCAGTCGGGCTTGTACGGGTTCATCGGTCAGACTGTGCAGCCTCCCACGACGGTGCCGCCAACCGCTGCCACATTCGTGGACGACAACATCGCGCCCGACATGGGCGTGACGCCGCCGATCTACGACACGGGCCTCGATGGAGTCGGCAACTTCCCTGCCGCAGTTACGTACTACGAACAGCGCCGCTCCTTCGGAGGCACGGTCAACGCGCCACAGGGCGTGTGGATGACGCGTAGCGCGACCGAGTCGGACCTGAGCTACAGCATCCCGACGCAGGACACGGACCGCATCGCGTTTCGCATCGCCGCGCGCGAGGCCAACACCATCCGACACATGGTTCCGCTGCAGCAGCTCGTGCTGCTCACGAACTCAGCCGAATGGCGCGTGACCTCGGTTAACAACGACGCGCTCACCCCGTTCTCGCTCTCGGTGCGGCCGCAGTCGTACATCGGGGCGAACAACGTGCAGCCGAGCATCATCAACACCTCGATGGTGTACTGCGCGGCTCGAGGCGGACACGTGCGCGAGATGGGCTATTCGTGGCAGAGCAACGGGTACATCACCGGCGACCTGAGCCTGCGCGCGGCGCACTTGTTTGATGGCTACACCATCAGCGACATGACCTACGGCAAGGCGCCGAAGCCGCTGCTGTGGTTTGTCAGCTCAACCGGCAAGCTGCTGGGCCTGACCTACATCCCCGAGGAGCAGGTGGGCGCGTGGCACCAGCACGACACGGACGGCACGTTCGAGAGCTGCGCATCCATCCCCGAGGGCGACGAGGATTCGCTGTACGTGATCGTGCGCCGTGTGTTGCCGAACAATGTGGTCAAGCGCTACGTCGAGCGCATGAGCACGCGCAACTTTTCGAGCCTCGAGGCGTCGTTCTTTGTGGACAGTGGGCGCACGTTCAACGGCGCCAACACTGACCCCGCCAAGACCGTCACCCTTTCAGGGGGCAGCCAGTGGGTTGCCAACGAGCTGGTGACCGTCACCGCATCGGCGCCCGGGATCTTCACCGGATCGACGGACGTGGGCGACGCGATCGTGGTGAGTGGTGCGGACGGGACCAAGTACAAGGTGCTGATCACCCAGTACACCTCCGCCACCGTGGTGCAGGGCAAGCTCGACAAGGCTTTGCCGGCAGCGCTGCGCAACGTGGCCACGAGCGACTACGCGTTCGCGCGCGACACCGTCTCGGGCTTGAGCCATCTCGAGGGCATGAACGTGGCCGTGCTGGCCGATGGCGCGGTTCTCACGGGCAAGAAGGTGCAAAGCGGCGCGATCGCTCTGGGCGCGCCCTACAGCCTCGTGCACGTTGGCCTGCCGTACGAGTCGGACCTGCAGACGGTGCCGGTAACCTTCCAAGCCGAGGCGTTCGGCAAGGGCGTATTCAAGAACATCAACAAGGTGGTCATCTCGACCTTCCAGTCGAGCACGTTCTACGTTGGGCCGAATGCGGCGCTGCTGGTGAAGAGCGACCCGTACGCTGCGAGCCCCGGGTTCGACAGCACGGACGTGGACGTGGTCGTGCAGCCGCGCTGGAACTGGACTGGCCAAACGTACGTGCGGCAGGCTGACCCGCTGCCGCTGACGATCACCAGCATCTGCTACGAAGCCGTGATTGGAGGAAGCTGATGAGTGGCATGGACACAGGGTTTGACCCTTACGGTCAGCCGATCTCGCTCGATGCCGGAGTGCCCCAGAACGTCGGGGACGTGACTGGGCTAGGCGAAGCCGGCGGCGGCGGCGGCTACTTCAGCACGCAGGAGCTCGCCAACGCGGGCGTCATCCTCTCGGTCGCGGGGGTCCTGAACAACGCGATCGGGTCCTTCTACGCGGCCAAGAACGAGCGCTACCAGCTCAAGTCGCAGCAGCTCGCCCTCGAGTTCCAGCAGACGGTGAGCAACATGAACGCTCGCCGCTTCGAGACCGAGGCGCAGGGCACGATGCTCGCCGGCCAGCGGCAGGTCGGGCAGTACACGATGCGCGCCGGCGCCCAGAAGGCTGCCGGCAAGGCGTCCTTTGCAGCTCGAGGCGTCGAGGCCGGCGTGGGCAGCACGGCCGAGGTGATGGCTACCGCAGAAACGGTCAAGCAGATTGATGCCATGACCATCAACGCGAACACGGTCTACGCAGCCGAGGCGCAGCGCGCGCAGGCTACGCAGGCGCGCATTCAGGCCATGGCTGCCGGCGTCAGCGCCCGCAACCTCGGGGTGACCCGTGGTGCAATACGGCCGGGCCTGATGGCCGGCACCAGCCTGCTCTCGGGCGCCGGGCAGGTTGCGAGCTCGTGGGCCGTGATGAAGTCGCGTGGGTTGTTCGGCTCTGACTTTATGGAGGCGTGATGGTTCAGGTTCCTCGGTTCACCTCTGTTGACCTCCAGACGCCCCGTGCCGTGCCCTTGCAGGCGCCGCAGGTGCAACCCCTAGGGGATGTCGCGGGCCCCGAGATCAAGGCCATTGGCGAGGCCATGGGGGCCCTAGGCGAGGCCGGGGTGCGCACCTCGTACTATCAAGGCAAGCAGGAGCAGATCGAGGCGCAGCGCGCGCTCGAGGACGCGTACCGAGACGACGTGGCCGCGGTCAAGGAAGCCGACGCGACGTTCGGTGATGTCGTGCGCGAGGAGCTGTTTAGCCACCGGCAGCTTGTGGGCGGCGAAGCCTACGAGCAGCAGGACCCCACGATGCAGCGCATCGAGGAGAAGCGCCGCAAGCTGTACGAGGGGCTGCGCAACGACCGCCAGCGCGAGGCGTTTTCGCAGTCTGCGAACTCGCGCGTCTCGGGCGCGCGCATGGACGTGAGGGAGTGGGGGGCACGCCAGCGCGACGTGCGCGACGCCACGGTGGCGCAGGCAAGGCAGGAAGGGTTCATCAAGGACACCGCGACGCCCAACAAGGTCGTGCTTGAGCAGAGACCGGACGGCACGTACCCAGTAGCGACCGAGGGGTTCCGAGTCGCGTACGAGAGCGCGCTCCGCGAGAACGACACGTGGGAGCGCATGAACGCGATGGGCACGCCCGAGGAGCGCAAGCAACAGCGAGCTCTGAAGGACCTCGAGGTGAGCACGCGCATCCACGAGCAGGTGCTTAGCAACCTCATGGCGCCGCAGACCGATGAGTCCACGGCTGCCGCGATGAAGTGGTTCGAGGCCAACAAGGACGCAATCGATCCGCGCAAGCATGACAGCTACATGAAGATCGGCCGCGCCGCCGCGGACAGCGTTACGGTGCGCAAGTACACCGACGACATGAAGTTCGTCGTGATGCCAATCGAGGAACAGAAGCAGCGCATCGCAGACGACGACAGCCTGACGGCCAACCAGAAGTGGCTAGCCACGAACCGCGTGGAAGCTCGCAGCAAGGAAACCCGCGAGCGCGCGATGTCGTACGCGGTCGGCTCGATGAACGAAGGCATGCAATGGATCGAGGCCAACCCCAACAAGCCGCTGACGGATATGCCTCCCATCCTTACGGCAACGCTAGAACAGACGGGCATGAGCACGCTGCTGCAGCAGTACAAAAACAACAACAACACGTGGAAGACTGACGAGCGCGTGTTCTCCTCGATCACGGAGATGCCGGCCGAAAAGCTGGGGGCCATGACCCCGTCCGAGATCGTGCTGCGTTATCGCGGCAGCTTGAGCGACAAGGACCTCAACGTGGTTCTGGCGCTCAATGCCAACATCCGCGGAGACGCGACGAAGGAACAGAAATCCATCATCTCGTTGTCCGATCGAATGAGCGCGTACATCGAGGAAGCGCGCATTCCGAAGAACGAACGCACCCAGTTCCGCCGCGCGGTCGAGCAGGAGTACGACATGTACCGCAGGGACGTGCTTGGCAGCAAACGCGACCTCGATGCCAAGGAGATGCAGCAAGTCATCGAAACGGTCGCACTGCGCGAGGTCGAGACGCAAAGCTGGACCGGGTTTCGTTGGGCTTCTGGCAAGCAGAAGGTCTACACCATGGATGCGGCCGAGTTCAGCGACCCAAATGTTGGCGCCTACGTGAAGGATGCCTCGGGCGTGGAGAGTTTCGTACCGCTCTCGACGATACCGGAAGACAGGCTTGCGCTTATCAGGCAGGACATCATGCGGCACAACACCATCGTGCGCCTGACTGGCCAAGGCACGCCGCTCGAGGACTCGCCAAAGGGATGGCTCGAGGAGTACATGCGCATCACGGGCCAGATGCAGACCAAGCCCACGCCCATGCCGGCAACGCCTCCGCGAGACCTGCGTACGGAGTTCGAGCGTGGTGCTGGCGGCTGGTCTACGATGCGTCCCGGCGGCTTCTGATAAGGAACCTACGTGCAACCCGAAGAACTTGACCCGACTCTCGACCCGATCCAGCCCCAGCCGCAGGAGCCCCAGCAGGACGGGTTGCTCGTGGCCAAGCCGCCGGCCCCGATGGCTGCCGAGCCGCAGGAGCAGGTGCAAGAGCCCATGGTGGCGCCCGTGGGGTTGGCTGCCCCGCAGGATCCCGAGAAACAGGACCCGTTTCTCGAGGCCATGCGGCAGCGCCGGCTGGAGCGCCAGCGCGAGCCCGAGGACGCGTTCATGCGCGTGTGGGATGCAGCGCTTCGCGGCCCGGATTCCGCGGACGTTATCGGTGAGGCGCAACGACTTGGCAAGGAGCTGAACCTGCCCGAGGAGACGGTTCTCCGCAACCCAGAGGTGGCGAAGCGCATCTACCAGAAGCGCCAAGCCGAGAAGCTGGAGCTGGCCAAGGAGTACCCCAAGCTGGCCCAGACCATCTCCGACTCGCCGCCCTTTGCACGCATCGCCAAGGATCGCCTTGAGAGCCTGTCCAAGATCGAGGAGTCGGTGAAGTGGTGGGAAGGCCTCGAGCCGTTCTGGCTGCGCCCCAGCCGCATTCCCGCGCGCGCGCAGGAGCTGGCACGCATGTTCACCGAGGAAGGCTACTTCGGTGAGGGCTGGACGAAAGCCATGCAGCTCTACGACATCGAGCTCGAGAAGCAGCAGATTGGCTATCTCTGGCAAACGGGAGACGTGCGGCCCGAACAGATTGCCCGGCTGCATCAGCTTGAGAAAGACGCTGAAGCGCTTGGGCCGGTAAGCAGCTTCGCGCAGGCGGCGCTTTCTGCAGCGTTCTTGTCGCAGCCGATGTTTCGCGGTGCGGTTGTAGGCAGTGGCGCAGCCGTGGCGACTGCCGCTGTGACTGCCGCCGCGGGCGTCACTGCTCCAGCAGCTCCATTCACCGCCATGGGTGCTTTCGTAACCATGGGCACGGTCGAGATGACCAAGGCCCTGTTCGAGCAGTACACCCGCACCGACCTCGCGGAGATGGTGAAACGCGGGATTCCGGTTGAGGACGCGCGCTTCTGGGCACCCGTCAGCGGTTCCTTGCAGGCCGCACTAGACACTGCAGCGCCGGTCGCGGGCGGCCAGATTCGCCGCGAGTTGATGCGCAACGTCGGCAAGGAAGCCATCGAGCGCATTGTTCGGGAGATGGTTACCCCGATGACCTCGGGTCGAGCCGCGCGCGAGTTCCTGTGGACGTGGGGAAAGGACACCGCGTTCGAGACGGTGCAGGAGGTCGCGCAGGACGTGACCAGCACGTTCTTCATGGAACTTGCGGACACGAAGACGCAGCTCTCGCGCGAGCAGTTGGTGGATCAGTTGGTCGAGACGGTGAAGCAGAGCGCGATGGTCAGCGCGTGGATGACTCCGGTCGGGCCCAGCGTTCAGTTGTTCCGCAATATGCGGCGTGCAGCTCGAGGCGCCGACGCCGGCCAGCTTATCGAAGACCTGCACGACAAGACCGTGCGCGAGCAGGTGCGCCTGCGCAACCCTGAGCTGTTCGCCCAGTACATGGACGCGGTCACGCAGGGAACCGGCGCCGAAAGCCTGTACATCAACGTCGAGCAGCTCGCCGGCGCGTGGGATCGTCTGGTCAATCTGACCATGGAGAAGGGTCGCGCGGCTGCCGAAGGCACGGCCGAGATCCTGCCCGACCGTGAGCGCGTGTCCGCGAGCATGCTGCAGGAGATTCGGAAGCGCGCGCCCGAGGTGGCCAACGCGATCGAGACCGCAACGCGTGTTGGTCCGCCCGTGGAGTCGCACGTCAAGATCTCGACGAGCCAGTACTACACGTACCTGAACGCGCTCCCCATCGGGGACGTGATCCGCCCGCACCTCAAGTTCGACCCAAGCATGATGTCGGCCGCGGAGTCGCAGGCCTACGAGCGCGAGAAGCAGAAGCTCATCGAGCAGGCCAAGGCCGCACTGCAGGAGCGCAAGACCGACCGGGACACGTGGGCCGAGGAATCGCAGCAGGTCTACGACACGGTGCTCGAGCGCATGCGCGCAGCCAAGGCGTTCGGCAACGACGCGGAGCGCAAGCAGGGCGCGCAGCTCCTGCAGGCCATGATGGTCACGATGGCCGCGAACGAGAGCAAGGCCGGCAAGCCCACGACGCCCATGCAGGCGTTCCGCAACAGTAAGTGGGGCCGCCTCGATGTCGTGGTCGCGCCGCCGGCAGACGGCAAGCAGCCGTATCCCACCGCGGTCGAGGAGTTGCAGATCCTTGCCGAAGAGCAGGACGGGCTGCTCTCAGAGATCGATGCGCTCGAGCCCCTTCGTGCGCAGGCAGAGGCGCCTGATGCGACGCAGGAGATCCGTGACGAGTACGACGCCAAGAAGCTGAACGTCGAGGCGCGCATGGCCGATCTGGCCGAGCGTCAGGTGCTGGCGCAGCGTCGTGCCGTTGCCGAGCGCGAGCTCGAGGCGCCCAAGATCCCGAAGGTGCCATCGCATCTGAAGGCCACGCAGGACTACGACGGGGACACCGAGGTAGACGACGACACCGACGTGTTCGAGAAGGACCGCAAGCAGTACGGCTCCACCGTGCCGCCCGAGATGGTCAAGATGACCCCGGGGCAGCGGGAAGCGCTGGCCGTGATGGTCAAGGGCGACCCGAAGATGAAGGCGATGGTGGAGAACCTGCGCGAGGACGAGCTCGCCGCACTGGTGCGTTCCGGTGGTGATGACGCAGCCAATCGCGCCGAGCAGTTGCGCAAGCTCATGGAGGCCATGCCAACCGCGCAGGAGATGGCCGCGGTCGCCAAGGCCGGCATCGCCAAGAAGGGCTGGTACAAGCTCAGCGCCGCTGCGATCACGCGCGTGTTCGGCGCCGACGCCCGCAGGTTTGCAGCGTTGCTTGCGGCACTGAGCCCGCAGACCAGCGTCGAGGCCAACCTTGCCAACACTCTGCGCGTGTGGCGGGCATGGACCAAGGCCGGCCGCCCGACGAATGCGCGCCAGATCCTCAAGATCATGGGCGAGAACGTGCAGGGCGATAAGGGCGAGAAGTCCGTGCTCGGCGCATGGAAGAACAACGCGTACCGAGCGCTGATCATGGAGAACCCGGAGCGCATCGTGCTCTCGGGCCCGAAGGTCAACTCGTTCATGCTCAACCTGCTGGACGATGTCGCGGCGTACACCGAGGAGGTGACGAACGACGCGTGGATGTCGAACTACAGCGGAATCGCGCAGGAGGAGTTCGGTGCCGACAAGGGCGCCGGCATGCCCGGCAAGGGCGTTGGCTACCTTGCGATGAGCCTGCAGTCGCGTCGCGCCGCTCGCCAACTCGAGTGGGAGGGCCGCGAGATTCAGGAGACCGTGTGGAGCTTTTCCAAGGCCTTGTACGAGAAGGTCTCGGACCTGCAGAAGGCTGGTCAGGACGTGACCGCGGAGTCGCTGATCACCAGCGGGGGCCTGCTGCACGAGGACATCGCAGCCACGCCCGACTTCGAGAAGCTGTTCGTGGACCCGACCTACCGTCAGTTCTTTGACGAGGAAGCCTACGGCACGGTGCTCAACGGGCTCGCGGTCGAGGTCGCCAAGCGGCAGGAGACCGCGCTCACCGGCTCGGTGTACGTGGGCACGCCCGAGGAACTCGAGCACATGCGCCGCGCTGCCAAGCGTCTCGATGCGCTGCGCGAGCACCGCAAGTGGCTGGCCGCGCGCAGCGACGTGCTGGTCAACATCTCGAGCTCGACGCCCAACATCCCGGGCCTCGACAAGCTGACGAAGGAAGCCAACGCCGGCAACCTAGAGTCGCAGGTGCTGCTGCAGGAGATTGCAAACGAGTCGCTGAAGTACCTGTTGCACGGGGTCGAGAGCGCGCAGATCACGGTCGCGCGCACGACGGGCCTGCATGCCGGCGGCCTCGAGCCTTCGCTGGGTCTTTCGCTTTCGTTCACGAACGCGGACCGGCCGGCGGCGCTCGTGGCCCTGCGGCAGTTTGCCCGCATGTTCGACCAGCAGCAGATCCACCTGCGGCAGGCGAGCGAAGGCCGTTTCGGTACAAAGAATCCAGACGGCAGCTACAACACGAAGGTCGTCAAGATCCACCTCAACAAGCCCATGCCACGGGCGGAGGTGGAAAAGCTGGCACGCGAATCCGGGCTTTCCGGTTTCACGACCGATGGCACTTCGCTCGAGGTATACTTCGTTGGCGATCCCAAGGACGCAGCCAAACGACAGGAGTTCACCGATGCAACCTTCAAAGCAATCCGTTCCCTCCGAGACGCAGGAGCTATCAGACGAGGAGCTCAAGGAGTTCGAGGAGGGGTTGAGGAAAGTGTACAGCGCCTTTGGGCTTACGGTTCAGGCCCCGGAGCAACCGCCGGATACGACGCGATTCCGGGCAAGTTTTCACCGCCCCGAGACGACGTAGCCAGCCGCGCCGCGCAACGCGTAGCCACGCGCCTTGCCGGCCGCGAGGTCATGGGCAGCCCGCAGGCGCCGATGATCACGCAAGACCAGCGCGAGTGGCAGCGCCGCATCGCAGACGCGTACGAGGCCATGCGCCTCAACGCGCTTGACGACCCGCACGTGCGCCGCGCGTACGAGGAGTTGGCCACCGAGCTGCTCGAGCAGTTTGACGCGCTGCCCATCCGCGTCGAAGCGTTTGCAGACGTGTACGGGCTCCCGGCAGGGACGACCGTGGAGCAGGTGCAGGAAGCCGCGAAGGCTCTCGGCATCCCGGTCAAGGTGCACTCGGGCGGCGTCGAGGTTGAGTACCGTGCGCCGGCAGACCTGTGGACCGAAGGCCTCGAGGGCCCGATGGATCCGCAGGCCGCGGCCAAGCACAAGGCCGCGTTCAACCGCAACGTGGCCAAGCTGCGCAAAGCCTTGAAGGCGACCGCGGAGCCGGTGCAGGGCATGCCGGCGCAAGGCGAGGTGCGCCTGTACGTGTTTGCCAAGAAGGGCGAGCCGTACCCCAGCAAGAAGATGTCGATGGAGATGCGGCAGGACGTGCTGAGCGAGAACCACATGTGGATCTACGCCACCATTCCTGACCAGTTCGGCAAGCCGGGCGTGGACTACACCGGGCACCCGTTGCTCGCGGATAGCGGGCGCACGGACATGAACGGCCGTCCGCTGCTGATGAACGACCTGCTGCGCGCGGTGCACGACTACTACGCACACTCGCTGACCACGGTCGGGTTCGGCCCGCTGGGCGAGGAGGCCGCGTGGCGCAACCACATGGAGATGACCCGCAGCCCGTGGGCTCGTTGGGCGCTCACGACCGAGACGCGCGGCCAGAACTCGTGGGTCAACTTCCGCCCGGGTGTCGAGGGCAAGCCGCTGGTGGATCGTGGCTTTGCCGATCAAAAGGCAGACCTGTTGCCCATCGAGTTCATCACCACGGGCAACCCGGAGATCGATGCCGCGTTGGCCGTGCTCCCGGGCGCCGAGGTGCTGAACCTCGAGGGACCTCCCGCAACGCTCGAGCAACTGCGCGCACTGGAGACGCCCGAGCAGCGCGAGCTCAACGCGGAGATGCTCGACGAGGACGGCAACGTCATGGACATGGTTGCCGTGCATGCAATCCATGAGCAGTTCCTGCCGGCACTACTCAAGACCGGAAAGCTGCCGATGCCCAGCGTGGCCGTGATCAGAACCGGTCAGGAGATGGTAGCAGAGTTTGGCGACGTGTCGCTGGTGATGCGTCGTGACGTTGTCGATCCAATCAAAGGCGCTGCCACGTTCGACTTTGACATCTTCTCTGCGGTGTACCCGACCCTGCAGATGCGGTCGATGACGGACGAGGAGATCAATCAGGCCGTGATGTACATGGCCAATGATGCGCAAGAAATCACAAAAATGATGGGGGTCGGGACCTCTGATTTTGGCAGGGGAAAAGCTCGCGAGTTTGTGTACTTGACTCAATGGCAAATCCCCGACGAAAAAACCTTGTTGGCATTGCTTCGCAGCACAAATGAGTTGACGCGCAAGGGCTTGATACACTCAGCCACCACAGGCTTGAGGGCTTTGTGGCTGAAGAAGTTGGGGGTGCTGACAAAGCTGTCGGATTCAAGTAGGCAGTATGCGAAAGAAATCGCGGACGCTATGGATCGCGTCGAGACGGATCTCGGTATGAGCGCCGAAGATGCGCAAGCATCCTTCAAGGCGTTTGCCACTGCGCGCATTCAAGAGTACGGGATTGCCGATACTGAGAGGCTCGTCACCGTCGGTGGCAAGCAAGTTGAAGCTACGCCAGAAAACGTGCTGGCTGCGATGGTTGAGTTCTACCCGGAAATCCGCGCAACAGAGAATACAATCGTGCGTGCAGAGCTGGCTCGCCAGTTTCAGTCGTTGGCCGAGATGCAGCGCCAACGCACGCGTTTGCGTGGCGGAAACATTATCAGCACGCAATCCGACGACAAGTGGATGCGACTGTCGGGTCAAACCGCAAATCTGCGAGACAGTTTGATGGAGTTGGCGCAGCACATGGCCAACAAGCATCCCGAGAGTGTGGCGCTGATGGAGTATCGTGCTATTCGCAAGCTATCCAGAGACATCATAGACAACGTGCGCGACCAGATTGTTGCCATGCAGGAGTCTGGCGACATCGGGCGCAAGTTTGACGTGCGGCAACTCAAGAAGGTTAGCGTCAAGCCGCTCATGGACGTGCTTGAGAAAGCAGCCTTCGACATCAAGAAGGAGCAGCCTGCACTTCTTGAGTCCATCAGCAAGCAGCTCACCGACATCATCAATGTGTTGATGACGGACACCCAGCCGTACTGGGAATCCAAGACGCCACGCATCGTCAAGCTGGACGAAGTCGCCGCTGTTGTGTTGCCTTCCAACGCGGAAGCCGAGCTTGTTGAGCAAGTGCAGCGCGCTGGCTTGCCAATCAAGATCTACAACAAGGGAGACACCGCTACGCGGGCTCGGCTGATTGCCGATGTTGCGAAGGAAACGCACACCGACGAGCAGCCCGTGCTGTTCGCGGAAGGCGCCGGCGAGCCGCGCAGGCCGCGCGCAAAGATCAACCTCGACACGTACAGGATCACGCTTGACCCCGAGGCCAACGTCACCGCGTGGTTCCACGAGCTGACGCACGGCTACCAGCAGATGCTGTTCGAGATGGCACGCGACCCGAACGCGTCGCCGTGGGTGCTCGAGCAGGTCACGACGCTGCTCAACTGGTTCAACATCGGGACCGCGCAGCAGACCATGGCCGAGCGCCTGCAACAGTGGGACGCGCTGGGCTTTGCCGGCCAGAAGCCGTACTGGGAGCAGCTTGCCTACAACAGCGAAGTGTACGTGGCCACGGGCAAGGCGCCCACGACCGAGCTCGAGCGCGTGTTCCAGTCGGTGCGCAACTGGGTGCGCACGATGTACAAGCAGATCTCGACGGTCCTGAACAACACGTACCGCAACTTGTTCAAGAAGGACCTCCCGGGCCTTACGCCCGAGGTGCGCGGGTTCTTCGACCGCATGCTCGCGACCGAGGAGCAGATTCAGCAGGCGCAGTGGGCCAACGACATGGTGCCCATGTTCACCTCGCTCGAGGGCGCCCCGATGACCGCGGAGCAGCTCGCGGAGTACCAAGCGTTGGACCGCGAGGCCACCGAGGAGGCCATCACCGAGATGGACAAGATCCGTCTCAACGAGATGCGCCTCCTGCGCCGGGCCCCCGGGCGCGCGCTCGCGGAGGTGCACCGGCTGGCGCGCGAGGTCCGCGCCGGCATCTACGCAGAGGTGGCGCAGCGCATGCGCCGGCAGCCGATCTACCGGCTGATGCACTACCTGCGCACGGGCGAGCTGATCCAGCCGGATGGCACGACGCAGCCGGCGACTGCAAACGTCAAGCTGAGCCTCGAGCTCGTGCGCGCGCTGTTCCCGAAACAGATGGGGCAGAAGCAACAGGCCGAGGCGTTGCAACGCATGGGCGTCGGGCGTGGCGGAATGCTGCGTCGCGACGGCATGCACCCGGACGATGCCGCGGAGCTGTTTGGCTTCGAGTCTGGCGAACAGATGGTGTTTGCCATCATCAGAGCGCCCGATCTGGACGAGGCCATTGAGGTTGAGACCGACCGCAGGGCGAAGGAAGAGTACGGGGAGCTGTTCACCCCCGAGGCCATGGAGAACGCACTCGTGCAGGTCCTGAACAACAAGGCCCGCACGAGGTTCATCGCGAGCGAGCTGCGCTGGCTGGACAAAGCTGCCCGCACTGCGATGGAGCACATCGAGGTGGCGCGCGAGGCGGCACGCCAGATCCTCGCCGGCAAGAAGATCCGCGAGATCAAGCCGCGCGAGTTCAAGGCGCTTGAGGCCGATGCCCGCCGCGAGGCCATTCGCGCATGGAAGCGAGGCGATGCTCAAGCCGCGATCGTGGCGAAGCGCCGCGAGCTGCTGTACCACGAGATGGCGAAGCAGGCCGTCGAGATTCGCAGGCGCGTGGAGGCCGCGAAGAAGAAGTGGGCGAAGATGTTCCGCCCCGACAAGAAGATCGCGAAGACGCGGATGATGGACCTCGTGGACGTGGCGCGCAGCTTGCTCGCCGCACACGGGTTTGAGCGCGCGAAGCAGGAGCCGGCGCAGTACCTCGAGCTCATGGCGAAGTACAGCCGGAGCACGCTCAACGAGATGCTGCCGCTGTTCGTGCGCGCGCAGGAGAACCCCGTCAACTACAAGGACCTCACCCTCGAAGACTTTGACGGACTCAACGACGCGGTCACAGCGCTCTGGAACATGGCCAAGCGCAAGAAGCAAATCCGTGTCGAGGGCAAGCTGGCCGATGTTGCCACCGCGCTCGAGCCGCTGAACGCGCGCATGCAGGAGCTTGGCGTGCCGGCCCCGGGCGAAGCGCCGGGCGAATCGATGGCGCCGAGCACCATGCAGCGCGCGATGCGTCAGCTCATGGTTGGGCGCGGGTTGTTGCGGCGCATTGGAGCGTGGGCTCGCGCCATGGACGGCGCCGAGGACGGCCCGTTCACGCGCTACATCTACCGTCCTGTCCGCGAGGCGTGGGACGTGTACAAGAACAAGCGGGTCACGTACCTCACGAAGGTGCGCGACATCATGGTCGCGGTGCCCATGAAGAAGGGCAAGATCAAGGCCGATCCCGAGACCGAGTTCACCTACACGTACGGCAACGGCAACGGGGGCATCGGCATTGCCGAGCTCATGGGCTCCTTCCAGCACATGGGCAACTCGCAGAACCTGCGCAACAACCTTGTGGGGCGCGGGATAGCCGCCGTCAACCCGGACGGCACGGTGGACACCTCGGGTTGGTGGCGTTTCGTCAACCGCATGGTGCGCGACGAGGTGGCGACCAAAGCGCACTTTGACGCGTTGCAGAAGTTGTGGGACCTGTACGACGAGCTGTTGCCGCTGATTCAGGAAATGCACTACGACCGCAACGGCTACCGAATGAAGGAGGTGAAGGCCGAGCCGTTTACCATCACGTTCCCCGATGGGCAGACGGTCACGTACCGTGGCGGCTATGTGCCGGCGAAAATGGATTCGTGGCTGGTGCCGGATGCGATGGTGTTCGAGGAAATCGATGTTCTTGACGGTGACTTCCGCCAACAGGTAGCCAAGGGCAACGACGGATTCACGAAGGAGCGCGTCAAGAAGAACGAGCGCCCGCTCA